TTAATGAACTAACGCTTAACGCTCAAGTAGGACAAGTTTATATATTTAGAGCTAGTGTAGAAGGAGAAGACGGTGAAACATATTATTCTAATGACTTTATTGTAGAATGTAAGTCTGTTCCTAAAATGAACGTTATGTATTATGGACATACAGATATTGCACCGCAGACATTTCAAAATATGTCTGTTAGTGATATTATGGCATTAGAAGGTAATACTCCTAGAACTATTACAGGAGATAAGAATAATACATTTACCATTCATCAAGAAAAGAAGATTCATTATCTTCTTATACCTGATACACTTATGACGCTTGTTAAAGCTGAATATGGTACTACTCTTGTTACTACTCTTTGGGATGGTTCAGACGGTGCTTATAAGACTAATAATCCTGGTGGTACTGTTGACGATATACATTATAAAGTATTCTTCTTGTATTCTCCTTCTGTATTTGATGATGCTATTCGTATAACCTGTAAAAACAAGTAATATGAGAAAAGGAATAAGTATAGGTCAACCTATTGTTAATAACAGTGTAGATGATAACTATAATCCTCTACCTGATATTGATGCTAAATACGGACCTTATAGTAGTGTTAAAGAAGCTCTTGAAACTCTTACTCCTGAATTACGTAGTGTTGGACTTACTATTGGCGTTAAACAGAATAATAGTATTAATGAATATTGGTTTAATGGCGGTATTGATAACGAACATTTAGTTATTAAACAAGCTAGTGGTGGAGACACACCTGTACAAACAGTTTATATTCAAGATACTCCGCCAGCTAATATTAATTCTCTTTGGGTAGATACTTCTGGTCTTGGAACAGCTCTTGAAGAGGATGAGAAATTAGCTCCGATAATTCAAGCTATTCAAGTTATACAAAACTACCTTGATACTATTGTACATCAGAGAGACTTAATTATAAATCCTGGTCATGTTAGTAATACATTTACAAAGTCGGTTCTAAAGGAATACGAACCTATTGACCCAAATACTGGACAGTTAGCTATTCGTGTTGCAGCTGTTGGTGAAAGTCTCGAACCTGAAACAGACCAATATGAACCTAATACTAAAGCTGTTCGTGGTCATTATGGAACACTTAAAGAAATTCAAGATAATTTTAATGACTTTGTAGATTACGAACTTCTTATTGCTACTGATGTAAAACGTCTATATACTAAGATTAATGGAGAACCGGTTAATCTTACTGGTAGTAGTTCAGGAGGTGGAGGTAGTATAGATTATGATGCTTTAGATAAATTAGATACTATTGGATTTGTTGCACCGAATGGACAAATATATCGAGTTAAGGTAAATAACAATGGACAATTAATAGTATATAAGAAAGAATTAGATACAGCTCAAGCTGAACCTACTGGTGGACAAGAAGACCCTGAAACTGGTTGGATATATGTAACTACATTATATCTACAAAAGCTATATATCAATTCATTATATTGCGGTGGTATTACAAGTGATGAATATAGTTATAATCCGTGCTCTCATAACTTCGTTGAACTTAGTAATCTTACAGGTAAAGATATATCTCTAAAGGGATTATCATTACAGTATGGTACAGAAGGAGGAGACTGGGAGACACTCCCTTTATGGGGGAATATCAAAGCTGGTTCGACATTTTTAATTAGAGGTGCTCAATGTTCAGTAATGAATATTAATACTACTCGTATTAAAGTTGAGAACTATGATATGGAATGGATTGCTAGTGACGGTAATCCTATTAAGTTTGATAATAAGAAAGCTAAGTTCTTCTTGACTTGGGGAACAGAACCTAGTTCGGTTGCAAATCCTTATAATAACGCGACTTCCCCCATAAGGGTATCTAAAGGTTATATTGATTTGGTTGGACTACAAATACCTAATGCTGGTGATGCTGATAAAGTTGATGCTGCTGAAAATACTGCTTATGGTTATCTTAGTAGTAAGTATTTGTTTACTAAGTATTATACTATGGATAATGTTAAGCAAGCTACTAAAGCTCTTAGTGCTAGAAATAACGCTAATGATATGTACTTTGTTAACCTAGAAGCCGATGTTATTCCTAGGGTAGAATCTTATACTCCTAGAGCTAGTTTTGAGAATAAGAATATATTCTTTAATAAGACTTTATTAGATAGTACCAAACCTAATAAAGTCACTATGAGTTTAGGACGTAAGGCTTGTTATACTATTAATGAAAGTAACGAACCTAATGATGATGCTAGTAGATGTTTTAATTGGGTTTCCGTAGGTTATTATGATGAATACTTATGGTATCGTGCATACCGTAGTGATAATAGTTATACTGAATGGACTAAAGTAGAATCGTTTAAGAATGAAACTGGTGTTCGTAAATACTATAATCGTATTAGAGCCATAACTACTGACGGTACTCCGTTTACTACTCATAAGGTAATACTTACTCATCTAGGAGAACAGTATGATACTCATACAAGAGACAAGAATGTTTATTATGAATATTACGTAGGTAGAGATGAAACTTATAAGAGTGATGTTCGTAGGTTTGTAGTTATGAGTGAAAATATGGAGAATGATGTTCTTAACTTTGTTCAGACTTCCGACCAACAAGGCTTTAATTGGGATGAATATAATGTATGGAGAATAGCTGCCGACCAAATAAAGAAGGACTTTAATAGATATGAAACTAGTAACATATCTGTGTGCTACTTTATGATTAATACTGGTGATATGACACAGAATGGTAATCGTATTAATGAATGGTTAGATTATGAAGCTGGTAGAGCATCTTTATATGATATTGCAGAAATGGTTACTGTTGGTAACAATGACCTTACTCCTGCTAATGTCTATGTTCTTGGTGACGGTGGAGATGATTCTAAAATCAATGCTACTAATATTCGTTTCTTCTATTGTTATGAAATGGATGAAGAAAATCCTCCTGTATTTACTATTGAAGGAAAGGAAATATTTGTTGAATCATTATACTCATTCGATGTTGGTCATACTCATTTCTTATGTGTTAATAGTGAGATAAGTTCTAATACTGAACGAAGTGTTTATGGACTTTCTACTACCGGAGTAATGTATGACTTAATAAGACAATGGTGTGAAAGAGATGATGCAAAAGCTATTAATGCTAAAGCTAAGATAGCTTATTGTCATGAAATGCCTTTTACTATTATTACTCAAAATCTTATTAATTCGTTCTATTGGGACGGTAAAGAAGATACTAGTGTAGAACGAAGTGGTAGTCGTTTGAACTTTAATACAACTAAAGCTAATGCCTATTGGTTCTCAAAGTTCTTACAGACCCATAATTACCGTTTATGTCTTGGCGGACACAAACATACGTACAGTTGCAGTTATCCCATTTTAGAGAACGAAAACAGCTCTATGAAGCCTATCATACAGGTTACTGCGGACGTTCTAAAGAAAGATTTTAATTCGGATGAATTATATACCGAAACAGCCGAAGGAGCTTTACAAGGGCAATCTTTCCCTAAATCTTGGGAGAATAATGCGAATTTCGATATGCTTAAACATTTGTGTACGTTTCAACTGGTTGAGGAAATTACAGCTCCTGTATATTTAATGTGTCAAGCTACGGGATATAAACATACTAGTAATAAAGAACTACCTAGCCCTAATATTCCGTGGTTAAGGTATTTCTTTCCAGCTAGTATTACTATTAATAGTAAGACAGACGTTAAAGCTAAAGTAAATGCAGGTCAACGTTATCCTTTCTATATTAAGTATTTCTTGAATAAAGGTAAAATCAACGACCTTGTTTATTATCCTAAACTAACTGCTACTGTTAGGAAATTATCTAATGTATTTAATAATTCAGGTAAATACAATGTTAACATAGAAGGTCTTAATCCTAATTACAGTGTTGTTGGTGGTAATGGTGAAACTAATAATGGTAATGATATTATAAATATTAAATTTCCAAATTATAATATTGGATAATTATGGCAGATAATATTAAAAGATATAATCCTAATACTGGAACTTGGGATATATCGTCTTCGGGTAAAGCTACTGGAATTGTAGTTGATGACCCTCGTCTTATTGACCCTGAACTTGCAGAAGAAGGTAAGACTACGGAAAGTCTTAATGATGTTCTTGTTCGCCACGATGAAGCATTGAAGAAACATGGTGGTTACATTGCTTGGCTTGCCGAACATGGTGGCGGTGGAAGTGGCGGTGGTGGAGGAGCTACCGGAGATAAAATAACACTTACTAATGGTAATATAGTAAAAGAAGGTAATATTAATTATCTTTATTCTACTGTAACTACTAATATTAAACTGGAATATCTTATTACTTCTTCTAAGAATAATAAACGATATTTTATTACTGTTACTCTTGACGGTAATAATATTATCGAAGGTAAAGAAGCATGGACTAATACTCCTGGAACTCTTAATATTCCGCAGTTAGATAGATTCTCTTCTAATAGTAATCACTCTGTTGTAATTACAGCTAGTGATACAGACGGATTCTTTGCTGAATCATATCTATTAAATATAGTAGAAGCAAGTATTAAACTCGCTAGTTCTGTATCAGGAAATACTGCAACTGTTGGTATTGATTACTTTTTTACTTATAGTATTACTAGTAAGATTATCGGTTCAGATGTTAATCTTGTAGTTACTAATGTAACTAATGGTGCTAGTAAAACTATTGAATTAGGTAAAACTACTTCTACTGCTCCTAGACAAGTTAATGTTAACTTATGGGATTTAGGAAGTATTATTGCCGGTAGTTCTTATACTATACAGGCACAAGCGTTTACTTCAATGAATGGACAAACTGTTCAATCAGATAAGGTAACAAATCGTGTAGTAGTAGAAGACGGTGTAAACCTAGTAGTACTTGTAGAAGGTATTACTAGTAAGGCAGAAGTAGATTCAGGAGTTGAAAGAACTAAGTTCTCTCAAAGCGGTAATATATCATTTGCATTCACTCCGTATCTTGCAGGAGTAAGTCTTATCTATTATGCTGTTAGAATAGAACATAATGGTATTGTTAAAGATATAGGTTACTTTGATGAAGGAAACTATAATGATAACCAATATGTTCAACGTGGCAAACAACAAGTATTTAGTTATGCTATTCCAACTGAAGGAGAAGTATTAGGTAATTGGAATATAACTCTTCGTTGTTGTTCTGAAAAGGGCGACCCTATTACCGACACTGTTTTAGCTTGTGAAGTTGTATCTAGTTCTCAAGCACTTATTGCTGACCAAAATCCTAATAATAGTAGATATGCTAGTTGGCATATTCGCCAAGAAAATTTTCCACAAGTATCTACTACTAAAGTTTGGACAAGTAATGAACCTTCATTTACAGTTCCTGGTGCTATTGAACCTAGCGGTGCTACAACTGAACTAAATGTATATAATACTAATGGTGTTCTTTCAGGCTTCTTAACAAAGAACGAACAATCAATGTTACGTATATCAGGAGAGGCTTATGGAGTAATTGATGTACAACCATTTAAAGATGATACTACTACTCTTAATAACTGGTCAAGACAAGGCTTTGGTATATCGTGTACATTCAAGTCAGATAGACATCCTTTCTCAAATAGAACAGTTTTCTTTATAGGGGATTACAATACAGATGAGCAATTCTCGGAAGGTATTAAAATAGGTCTTGAAGATATTACTTGGTCTTATACTGACGGTAATATTAAAGAGACTATGAGTTGTAAGATACAACAAGATGTTATTAATACTGTTGATTTTATAGTTAATAAGAATCCAGGAAAGATGGTTGTTGCTATCTTTATTAATGGTATTCTTAGTACAGCTCGTGAAATAAAGAATGACTTTACTTGGAGAACTAGTTCAAAGATATATCTAGGTTGTGATATTAGTAATGCTGGACAAATTCAGAATTTTGCTGATGTTAACTTCTATGATATTAAGTTGTTCCGTGTTCCTGCGAATGATAAACAGATTGTTATCAATGCAATGAACTCAAAAGCTAGAGCAACTCTACTAGCTGACGGTAGTATAGATTTTACAGAATACAATAGAATGAAGTTAAGAAACTTCTTCTCTACTTCTGATTCTGAACCAAATTCAACACTTTGGGACGATATTAATCAGACTTATGCTAATGTTAACTTTAATAGTCTTATCTCCGATACTACTAAAGTACTTCCAGTAGATATTATGTTGATTAACTGTGCTAATACTGGTTTTACTCGTGCTGTATTTGAGGAAATAGGTGGACAGAACAATAACTGGTATACTGGTTGTACTATGAGTTACTTTAGTCCGACTTCTGGTAAATCAAGTTCTGAATATACTACTGATGTTGCTGTTTCTAAACAAGGTACATCTACTATGAACAATCTTATTAAGAACTTGGAAATAAGATTTGATAAGATGTTGAAAGCCGATGACGGAAGTAACCTTGATTATGAATTATTCCAACCTAAAGAGACTTGGTTTCCTGAAAGACAGTTTACTCTTAAAGCTGATGTTGTAGATAGTGCTCATGCTAACAATGCTTCTATTGGTAAATGGATTAATGATAACTCGGATTTCTTATTCGAGAAAACTCCACCTATGGAAGAGTTAGAAGCTCACCGTCCAGTAGATACTCGTGATAAGACAGTTCATGATAAGGTAACTATTAAGCAAACACTTGAAGGATTCCCTATTATATTACTTATTCAGTTTGACGGTGAAGAAACTCAAACTATGCTTGGTATATATAGTTTTAACTTAGGTCGTGGAGCTTATTATAATATGGGTTTCCGGTTTATGAAAGACTTTACTACTAAGATAAAGAATACAGCCGGAGAATATGTAAATAATAAGTTACCTGCTTTTGTTACTTCTTATCATGCTTATGCTCAAGATGAGATGTTTGGAAACATAGACCAGCGTAAGATTTATTCTTATGAGTTCGGTGAAAATGCAAATATAATTGTAGACGGTGATAAGATATTGCCGTTAGCTTTGTTTATGCAAGATGACTTATCTATTATAAAGCATGTAGGTGAGTTTAAATATAACGGTGGTAACTGGTTAGAACCAACTGCTCCTGTTACTGACGATAATGTTTGGAGAGCACTACAAGAGCTATTTAGTATCTTTGCTCAAATGACTACTTCGACAGTTAAGAAGTATATTTGGAATGAATCAGTAGGAGGATATGAAGAAACCGAAGGTGAATATCCTGCACAATCTAGTTGGTCTACTCTTGCTGCTGAACTTGATACTAAGTTCTCAATAAGAAATGCTTTCTCTTATTTGTTAGTATGTGTAAAATATGGACTTGTCGATTCTCTTGGTAAGAATATGACTATCGTATGTTACGATATTAATGGAAGTAAGAAATGGTTTATTAGATTCTATGACATGGATACGGCTAATGGACTTGATAATGTTGCTCTCGAATCTGTTGCTAAAACCGCTTGGTTGGATAAGTTTAGTAATAATGATAAGAACAACGTTAATTCATTAGTTATTACTAAGAACGCTGCTGACGGTGGATATGATACTTATAGTTCTCGTATGTGGGACGTATTAAGAGATACTGTATTCGCCAATACTGGTGTATATGATAATTCTCTTGAAGGACTTTGGGACTTATGGAGAAATAATGATAATATATGCAAAGATATTAATAATTATA